GGAGAAATATACCCGTAATTATTCTTATTAATAATCGCTAAAACTGTATTACGTACAGAATTTATCATTGTTATTCTTTTACACAAAGATAAGTAAAAAAAAAGAGGTCAATTTTTTATGACCTCTTCTTAAATTATCGACTAAAACGAGTTTATGAAATCGTTGTTATCGCTTGACTTAGAGTCACGTCAATGGTTGCGTCGGTATAACTTTTTGTCCAAACAGTTACAAGAGCAGATTCGATAGCCGTTTTGTCTGCGGCAGTCATATTCCCTGAACCTGCTAAAGTTATTTGCTTGTCAAGATAGTTTAAAACAATATTGTTTGTAACTAATCCAACGTATAATACATCGCCACCAAAAACATAATTTCCGATTACTAAAAATTTATTCATAATTTCTAAGATTTAAAAGGTGAATGTAAAGGCGTTTACCGCTTGGCTCAATGTCGGTATACTGTATAATACTTTAGTCCATTTCTGTTGTTGAGCACTTTTAATAACACCGAATACGATGTCTGCATCTGCTTGTACTAAGGCCGAGCTTGACGCAATTTTACTTTGAGAGCCACTAATGTAATCGATAACAATATCATCTGCACTATCTACATAGCAAGATGATACATCTTTTACAGAGAACTGCTCTACTCCACCGCCAACGGTGATACTTGCATACTTGTTCATAATTAAAAATTTATGGGTTAAAAAAACAAAGATACAGAAAATACAAACGCACTATTTACATGTTCTTAACTAGTGCTGACAAATGCTTAAGAACCTCTATGCCCTCTTTAGTTTGAAAGTGTGAGGCTATAATATATATAGCGTCTTCTCCATAGGGAATATTTAACATTTTCTTTTTGTTAGACGGTGTGTTAAAGAACACTTCTTTGTTTTGATTTCTAAACTGTAAAAGTTTTTTATCAAAGAACAATTGAATATTTGCATTTAATTTTAACGCTGGGTCTTTAAGCAACATCAAAAAGTCTTTCGGTTGGCTTTTAGCAAAGACCAATATATCTCTTCTTAATTCAGCAGTTGTAATAGATGTGACATCCTCTTGAAATAAAACCCTACCTACATTTTCTACTTGATCAACTGTTAGTTGACGTGCTTCGATTAAAGCATCTACCTCATCGTTAAGGTCTTTAACTATTTCAGCAGCGTCCTTAGCCTTGTCCACCTCTACATATACTCTACCGTTTCCGGGGTGGTATGCTAGAAATTTTTGTAATACTTGATTTTCTTTCCGTACTGTTAAGAAACCATTTTCAAATACAATTGGTTCTAGAATAGCATTATTATCTTGATCCTCTTGAAAAGGAGAGTTTTGATTTCTTGCATATCGTAAAGCTTTGTTAGTTCCTGTCTCTTCATCAAACCACAAAAGAGGAAATCTTTGGGTATGTCTTGATGCTAGTATTAAGGATAATGGCGCAGTGTCGCGCGTGAGTTTGTAGATTTTATCTACGTATTTAGTATTAGTTTTCATTTGATTAGATTTAAATTTTATATAAAAAAAAGGGGGCTTTTACACCCCCTTAAGTAGTGTATTACTCTTGGAAGATAAAGAAGTTGTTAGCACCTAAAGTACAAACAGCTCTCTCTGACAAGAAGTTTACTTGCATGTTATCAACATCACTTGTCATTGCACCACCAGCTGAACCAGTAATCCAAGTCTTGTAACGTCTGTCCTCTGTTTCAGAAGCTCTATATCTAACATGTAAGAAAGGTCTCTTAGCGTTTTTACCAAGGATTTGGTCATAAACACTAGTTGATCCAGCGGGTACAAGTAGTCCGTTTACACGTCCTGATCCTGCTCCTGTTGGAAGTCCACCTCTCATAGTTGGGTCATTTAAGTATTTCCAGTCAGTCTTATAGAAGTCATAACCTCTACGGAATCCTGAGAAACCTAAGTTTAACGCCATCTCTTCGTCATTGTCAAAAAGACCATATGAAGTACCACCAGCTCCGTAGGAGTTTTGTGCAGCTAACATATCATCAATATCAAAAGCAAACTGACGATCAACGAATAATACGTTTTCTTCAATTGCTCCTTGCTTATCTAGACGACTAATTACATTGTCAAAGTCAGCTAACACTGTTGGGTTTCCACCGTCCCAGATATTACCTCTTTGTTGTACACTGTAGAAAATACCATCAGATCCAGCGCCTGGATTAGCAGCAGCACCCGAGCTACCAAGAATGGCAGCAGCCCCTGAGTTTTGCTCAGCAGGTACAGCTTCAATCATTGCTGTTTCTAAGAAGTCATCAAAACGTAGTCTTGTTTCGTGCTCAGATTTTAGGTACCATAGGTATCCAGTTCCGCCATCTTCAGTTGTAATTTCAATCCATCCAATTTGAGCCATGTCAGATCCAGATACATTGTAAGTATCCTTGATAATAATTGGCTTGTTGTCAAAGATGAAATCATTTGATTCAAGAGAACCTTGCATTCCTGCAGTTCCTTTTTTAAATTCTGATCCGTAGATAAATACAGTTACGTCAGCGTTATTTAATCCTGTACCTAAAGTTGTTATACCACCTGCTTCGTAAAAGTCAGCTGTAAACTGCCCTCTACCACCAGCACCATTATCTACTGCACTAACAACAGCTTTGTTTGATCCTGATCCATCATTTTGGACAACCACAATAGTTTGTCCTACTCTGATAACCTGCTCAGCAGCCGTTGGGTCTAGCACGTCATTGACTTGCATGACAACTTGGTCTCTTGGCAATGCTTGATTAGAATAACCTACTGATGTATATTTAGTATGTAATCTACCTTGCTCAGCCCATTTGATAAGGTCAGAGTTAGTAGGCATCTCAGCTCCTACCATACGTAGGAATGAAGAGATAGTTCTGTTACCATAACGCTCAAACTCTTTCTCATAAGTATCAGGTAGATACTGATTTAAAAAGTCAAAGTTAGTTATGTAGTTTTGTGCTGTAGGAGTTCTTTCCGAACTCGGCGTTAGCGCAAATGTTGGTGTGGATTTTACTTGTCCTGCCATGATTATAAAATTTTAAATTAATATTAAGTTCTTTTTATACTTTTAATTCTCAGCCCATTACTCGAAGGGGTTGAGACTGATTTAACTTGGAATCCTGATTTAGCAACCGACTCTGGTGTATTGCGCTCCGTCATATTTATATTTTTGGTTTTACGCATAACATCTTCTGTGGCACTAGATTTACCTTGCTCATAAAAAAACTGAGCAAACTTATCTGGATTCATTGCTATAGCTAAAGATCTGTGGTATCCTTCTGGATCATTTAAAAGTCCTTTGTCGTCAATAAACTTATTTACAAAATTCATTGGCGTCTCTTGAGCTTTCTTTAATTCAGAAGCACTCCCAGGTGTAAAGTATATATCGTTTTCATCTAAATTGAACTTAAAACCTTTAAATTCTGTATCGAATAATTCATTACTTTTTTTAACAAACCATTCGCTCTTTCGATTAGCTTCTTCCTGCTGACTTTGAGCCGTATTCACATATTGCTTATAAGCTTGGTATTCTTCAGAATCTCCGAACGAGTTTTCCCTTGACTCAAGGGGCAACTTGTATTGTTCTTGCTGTTCCTTAAAGAATCTTTTTGCTTTAGCAATAACTTTTTTCTTTGCTAATTTAGTCTTCTTGATTACTGATTCATCATCTAGCTCCTCGTCATAAACATAGTCATCCATTAATGAGTCTATGTCTTCAGGATCTAAACCTTCTTCAGTAATTGTTAAATACTCTCTTACCAAAGTTTCAGGATTTACATCTGAGTAATCTTTTTGTAACTTAACAAAATCCTCAATGCTTCTTCCTGTTTCTTTTTTATACTTAAAGTAAGCTGCAATATCTTCTGGCATTTCTGGTGCCTCTGCTTTTGCTTCAACTAATTCATCTATAGAATTAATCTGCTTACCATATCTTTCTCCAATAAATGAAAGAACGTCTTCTTCTGATAACTCAGGCGAAGTAATTTCTTTTTCAGTAGGCTCAGGCTTTTCTTCGCTTACTGTATCTTGTGCCTCTTCGGTCTTTGCCTCCGCTTCTGTAGCTTCCGGCTTTTCTTCTGACACTTTTATATTAGTGTCGTCAAACTTTAATTCTTGTTGGGCATCATGCTTGTCTAAAAGCTCTTGCTCAACTTCTTGTGCTGATTTTTCTTTAACATCAGTCAATTCTCGTACTTTAATTTCCATTTGATTTAGATTAGATTTTATGTATTACAAAGTTATATAAAATATATATACGTTTTTGGCACTATCTAGGCTCAAACTCAGCCAAGTCAAAACCATCCAAACTATCTTCATTAGACTCAAAGTTTTGAGGAGGAAGATTATTTTTACGTTGGTTTATTAATTTAGACTGCTCTGTGTTTTGTTGGCTAATTCTCTGACTCTTAGCATCTTCTCTAGAAGTTTCTCTTTGAGATAATGCCATGCCATCCATTTGCCTTAACTGAAGGTTATAATTAAACTCTTGCTCCATTAGTTGACTTTTAAGCTGCGCCTCTACTTTATTGCGCTCAATCTCTAATTGCATTTCGCCTTGCTTATACTTAAGCTTACCTTGGGTTTCTAATTCTATTGTTTGCATAGCTACTTGTGCAGCTAACTCTTGAGACTTAATTTGCTGTTGAGAAATCATGGCTTGTTTTTGCATTTCTCGCTGCTCATCTTGTTCTTGTTTAGACTTACGTTTAACCTTAAGTAGTTGATTAGCAAGCTTCAAGTTTTTAATTTCTCGTATATCTATAGCGTCTTCTAAATTAATATCTCCTTTAGACAAAGCCATTTGTATGTTCTGCTCAAGCATTGCTTTTTGCTCTTCATCCGGTGACAGTTCTATAAAAACTCCAAAGTCATAAATATATAAATCCGCTATTTCTCCAAGTATACTAACATTGTACTTACCTATTTTATTAATAAAGTCATCTTTAAAATCAGAGTATTCTAATATGTCAGCCACCCTATACGTTAACGCTTCAGCTAACGTACGATATATGTAAAGACTTCCGTCTAATATATGGCGGGTAGCTGTATTGGAACTTAAAGCTGCTAATTTTTGAACTCCTACTAGTGCATCAGAGTTTGGAGTAGACCCATCTCTGGCTTCATTTAAACCAGTTACAGAGCGAATCATGTCTAAGTAATGATTATAATTAGCAATAAGCATTTGTGTTTTAGATGCCCCAGAGTTGCTAGTCAATTGTTGTATCGGCACCCTACCTTGATTATATTCTCCTTCTTGAGTATAACTTCTTCCAATTACACTACCTGTTTGAAAGTATAATCGCAATGCGTCCTCTGGATTATAAGCTGCACCAGTTCCGAGGTCTACTTCATTTAATCCATCAGCATCAATATATACCCCGTCTGGCACAACTCTAGCAATTACTTGTTGTAACTTAAGATGTGTCATTTGTATTAGATCGGCAAATGGTATCATCCTTCTGACTAGAGATTCGATTACACCCTTGTACATTCTAGGAGCTGCTGCCACATAGTTAGGCATAGCATGCTGTGATGAAGACTTAGGCCTGACCATATTCTTAGCAAGTTCCCACTTGAGAATAATATTAGTACCCATAACCATTACACCGTCATACCATACATCAATAGTTTTTTCTATTTTCTCAAACTTTCCTTCTTCAAGCATTTCATCTGGAGGATTAAAACTATCATCCTTTTCTATCATTCGTGAAGAACCGTTGTCGTTTAACTTTTTCTTATAGACCATTTTTTTGGTGGTCTTATAATTAAAATACATAAGAGTACAAGTGTCACGATAAAATATATCGTTTTCGTAATACTGAGCAGTATTAAAATAGTCATACCAACTTTGGCTGTATTGTGAAATCTTTTCTAAATCCTCTGTAGTCAGAGTTGTATCAATCTTATTTAGTTCAGTCAATGAGACTGTTTTGATTTCACCCCAGTAAAAACAATCCTTGAAGAATGGGTCTTCAGTGTAACTATATACCACGTTTGCAGGATCTACATATGAAACTTTAACTCCAGCTCCTGGAAGAAACTCGTGTTTAGCCATACCTATACCCACAACCATTTGGTCATAGTCTATGCGTTTACGTATATCTTCATAGTGGTTTTCTGCAAACATTGTGTCTATAGCTTCTTCTTCAGCTATCTCTATTGCAGGTTTGTAATTAAGGTTCATGTACAGAGAAAGCTCCTCATCTGACGCAGGCAATTCGTCGGGATCCATTGTGAATGGATTAAATCCAGTGTTTTGTTGTAATACTTGCAATGGCTCTTTTGCTGCCATCTGTCCTTCTATCATGTTTTGATACTTACTTCTCTTTGCTTGAGACAATGCATCTTGAGCATAAGCTTTAACTTTGAAAAGACGGTCTTGCATTCCATTAACGACAACGTCTACAAATTTAGGCAGAATAGGCACTGGAGTCCAATCTAAGTTTAGATATGACAAATCACCATCAACGGCTAATTCGTTTTTATATTTACCAATAGACTGTTCGCCTCTAGCATAAAGCCTCAATCTGTTAAAGTCCCGCCATTGGCTATAGTATCTAGATCCGTTTGAGTCTTTCCTAAACCATTCGTATTGTATCGCTTGTCCTATCTGTAAACCAAATTCCTTGGTTGCTTTTTCTGAGTCTGATACAAACTGACTTGGAAAACCTACAGATGAAATATTAATTTTTACGTCTT